CGGATGTAGCTGATGTTGCTGCGTTTGAAGCAGATGTGGAAGCAGCCGATGCACTTGCTGCAGCGTTGGTTGCATAAGTGCTTGCTGAAGTGGCTGAGTTAGATGCATTAGTAGCCTGTGTGGTAGCTGTAGAAGCTGATGTAGATGCTGATGATGCACTTGTAGAGGCATTTGTTGCAGAAGTAGCAGCACTGGTAGCTGAAGTAGCTGCATTAGTTGCAGAAGTTTCTGCAGCAGCTTGTGCGGCTAAAGCAGCATCTCTAGCTTGTATTGAAACCAGTGCTTGTGAGGCTGCGTCTTGTGTCGCATCCCCTGACCCACCTGCCCCTCTATAGATAGCCATTTAAACTTCCTCAGATTTAACTGCTGTTTTCTTTTCTTTGATTGGTACAACAGGTTTAACCTCTTCGAGGACCTCTTCATAATCAGGGTGTGAACGCATGGTATTAATGTCGTGATCTAAATCAAAATCAACAGTATTACCAGTTTGCATACAACGAAATGTTACCATGTTTATATCTCCAAGTTTGTTTAAAAGCTTTTGTGAAAGCTCTTAAAGAAACTGCCCCACTCTTTTGAGCAGGGCAGGACCTAGTTTCTAGGTATTAGGCTGGAACCATCAAGGCTACAGCAGCACCATCACGCAGTTCTTTAGTACCGAACAATGTGTCAGCAGTAAACAATGTACCGAGGTATTCTTGTTTGTACTGAGTTTGTGAACGAACACCCATTTGCTCTGCGAGTACAGCAAAGTCACGATGACCAAGCAATACAGCACGAGCAGCAGCAGAACCGGAAGATGTATCAGCGTTGCTGGACACATAAACAGGAACACCATAAACGTTACCAACTTCACCATTGCGGATAGTGTTTCCTGCACCAACTTCACCAACAAAAGCTTGTTCAGTGAAACGAGAAATACCCATCAATGTGTTACGTGTTGAAGGAGGAACGATTAAGAAACGACCATCCATTGGAACATCGCTGTCATCAAGACGTTGGATTGAACGACGGATTGCAGCGTCAGTCAAAGCAGCTTCGTTGTTTGAGCCAGCAACATAAGCAGTAGTGCCGTTAGAGCCGATAAAACCACCAGTGTAAGCAGCAGTACCATCACCACCTTGAACACCACGACCCAATTGGATCAATGTGCTGTCAACTTGGCGAGCCAAAGCGTAACCAGCGTCATCAGTGTAGAACTGACGCATAGAAGCTAACGCTTGAGCTTCAAGGATATCTTCGATCAAGATTGAATATTCCCAATGTTGATCAACTTTAACCAAGATCTCAGTTGCTGTATCAGTTACGAGAGTAACTTGAGTATTTGCAGCTTTAGCAGATGCATTGCTACGACCGGGTTTTGGAATGTGTAATGTATCGCCTTTTTTACCTTTGAAAGAAATCTTCTTGATAAGGTTAGCAAGAACTAAATTACGTTTGTATGTTGCAACTACTTCGTCTGACCAAATCTGCGGGATGAACTTAGCACCCGTAGTTAGTGTCATATCATTTGTACCTAAAGCCATTTTAAAATCTCCTAATTATTAAATAAAATTATTTGACTCGTCCATCAGCATACGCAGACATAATATCGTCTTGTAATGCGTTATATCTATCCGGATCTGTCATTCTTAAACGAATTAAATCGACACGTCTATAAATAGGTTTGCTCAATTCTCCTGAACCGCCTTTTTGTACCGCAGCAGATTTAAGTGCTTGATTTCTAGTAGTCTTATCATTTTCGATTAAAGCGTCTTCAGCTTTTTGAGCTTTCTGATCTTTAGTCCCTCGAATTGCTGTATATGTTTCTAACAATTCTTGAGCAGCATCTAAATTATAATTCTCAGCATCTAGCAATAAACTAGTACGTACTTTTGAGGCAGTAATCCAGTTTTTAAAATCATCAGATTGAACAATTTCTAAGTAGTTAGGATATTGCTGTTGTATAGTTGCTACAATTTGCTGTTTCGCTACTACTTCCTGTTGTTCTCTTAATTGACGAACAATCGGATTGTTTTCTACTGCGTGATTAACTGCTTTATCAGGATCTGCAAAGTAATCTATTTCGTTATCTGTGCTTGGCTGCGTGTCTTGCTTTTGGGTATTGAGTTGTTGCTTGATTAAATCGTCAGCTAACTTCCGTACCTCACCTACTTCTTGAGCTTGTCTACCAATAAGCTTTTCAGCTTCTTGATGCATTTTCACGATTTCGTCTAGAGATTTATTTCTATACTTATCGGGAATGCTTGACTCAGTGTGTTGTTCTTGTGATGCAGTATCTGCTACTTGAGCAGGTGCTTCATTGGAACCAGTGGGTAAATCTGTTGTACCTTCGTGGTCGTCTTGCACTTCAATGATTTCAGCCATGCGATTTTCCTGTCGTAAAGATTGTAGGATATTTTAAAATGGACTCGGTAGTAACGATCACTACTNATGAGTCACCATGATCTGCAGTTTGTTTCTTTTCCTTTGCCAGCTTCTCAGCTCTCATTCTTGTCCACCGGTCATAACTCGATGGGTAAAGCCCACTAAAAGGTTCTAAATAGATCCCTGTGGGGGAAATAATACGAGTTGCATTCTCGTCACATTCACGGCACTGAGAAGTTTTTATCGTTTCATCAACGAACTGCTCAGTAACATGATTCTTAGCACACCTAAACTCATACAAACGTCTAGGCATCTTCAGTCTCTTTCGTTAGTTGGTCATAAACTTCTGCACTAGCATCTCTTAGGTTTTTAATCCAGTTAAGGATTGATAATTCACCTTTTTTGAAATACAGTTGTTGCTCAGTTTCAATACCAGCAATCGAATCAATAGATTTAAGCATTAAGTCAGCGTCTTCAAGGAGATCTTCCCACCCTTGAGTAGCCATCATTGCAAATCTGTTTTCGTAATAGTCTTGTAATTCTCTTGGTAAGTCGTTTTTCATTCTTTTTCCTTAACAAAGGGAGAAATGTGATATACAGCTATTTTACCACGTTTTTGTCACTTTGTCAAGTACTTTTTTTGTTATTTTAAACTTTTATGTAACATCTGTGCTGCAGTAATACGCTCACTAGATTTGATTTTTTCTTCTTGTAGTGCTAATTCAGCTACTTTAACTCGCTTATCAAAGTCAGAAGTATCACTTGAGCCACGAGAAATGTTACCAATCATTTTAGCTTCAGATTCTCTAGGAGCCAACTGAGCCTCAACCATGGTCTTAGCAGCGTCTGCTTGATTTTTCTGTGCTTGAGCCTTAAGAGCATCATTAGAAGCTTGTTTTGTCTGTAGATCCAGCATCTGAGCTTGTTGAGCCATTTGTTGAGCTTGTGGATCAGGCTGAGACATCTTCTGTAACGTAGCAACGATGTCATCTCTATTAGATAAACTACTAGATTGTATAATACCTGACAAGAGTACAGGGGTAATAGGACTATTTGGTCCTAAAGTCTGCATTAAACCAACCATTTGTTGCTGTTCGTACTCTCTTGCAACCATGCCAAGGGTAGATACAGGGATAAAGTTAAAGTCTTGAACAGGATAACGTTCAGGATTAAACTGCATAAATCTCCATGCAGCACGTTCAATAAATGGAATAAGGAAGTCTTCTTGGAAGTTAATGAGAGCACGTTTGTTTTTCTTCATTAAACCGCTTAAAGCCATCGATAAACCAGCACCCGAAGCTTCTCCACCAGCTACTGTGTTAGGCATAGAGGAACTATCTAAAGTACCTGTAGCAGCTAATAGCATTTGTTGAAAGGCTTGTGCAGTAGTCATGTTACCGCCATCGGTAGAACCAAACTTAAATGGCAGCATAATTTCTGAAGGATTACCATTAACCAAGAAGTTCTTACCCGGACGTACTTCATATTTAGCACCACGTGGCAAACGAGTAGCATCCATTGCCATCATAGGGGCTGTTGTAAGGGCTAGTGAGTCAAGGTGGCTACGGATCTGAGCATCAATAGCTTTTTGCATATTGTAGCCCTTCTCTGCTGTACCACGACCCCAAAAACGACCCGGCATTGAATCAGCTTGATAAGCAATTACAGGACGATCTTTCATCATGTAAGGTGTTTCTTCTGCCTTCAATAGATACTGACCATCAGCAATAACAACTACTGCTTCAATCATATCTGAATATTCGTCAGCAGGACTATCTTCAGGGAATAACTCAACTGCTTTAGTTTCTTTTTTAACACCTTCAAGCATCTCTCTAGGAACTAAACCATAGTAACGAATTACTGGTAGTTTGTCAGAACGAGAAATAACTTGTTCTTGTGTCTCTTCTAATTTAGTAGACCGATAAGAAGGAACAACGTTTACTTTACGATAAATCTTGTTTTCAATACCTTGAACAATGGTATAGAAAGACATATATTCTTCAATGGCTACACCAAGAGAGTCTTCTACTGTATTTGCATTAGGATCGATAAGAAAGTTGCGTGGGTTAATAGCATTTAAGCCAACAACAAATTGTTTATGTTCTTTAACACCAATAGCAGCTACTTTAGCACCCGGAATAGGTTGTGTAGCTGGCTCACGAATAGTACGTTCTTCGATAATGATTTCACCGATACCTGTACCATACATTTCAGCAAGTAAAATAACATCATCAATTGCTTTTTTAATCTTAGTATGTTTAAAGTCTTCGTGCATTTGACGACGAACTAATTCAACGTCAGCAGGGTTCTTATCGTTCATGTCATCTTCAATATCGAAGAAATCACCACGACCAAACACAGCTTCAGAAATCTCAGCTTGTTTAGACTCGATAGCTTGCTGCATTGATGGTGTTACTAGACGACTACGTTCACTGTCACGTATTTTATCTTCAGGAGACCAAATACCACGGAACATACGCTCATACTCTAACCAGTATAATGTGTAGTTTACATCACGATGGTTTCTCCATTCAGTGCAATGCTCAAGAACAAAATTAACCAGTTCTTTATCAGCATCGGTTTCTACAACCTCGCCATACTGGTCTAACTTTTGATTGATTGCTGGATCACTCATTTAATTGTATCTTCCAAAGTTGATTTAGTTAAGTCAGAGTATTCTAAAATAGGATTAGATTCTGTAGTAGTATCTTCTTCTACAGGCTCATCGTCACGTTCATAGATCTCTTGTGCGTCACAAGTACGGATAGGAGAACAAGTAATATCCCATTTCTCACAATAGCCAATAGGATGGTCTTCTACATCAGCCCATTTAGGGTTTAGCGGAAGAGCAGAAGCTTTGATCTGCATTGCTGGACCATTCTCAATACAGTTACGAACTAACTCTGTATCAAAGTAGTATTCGCAATTGTTACAGAGACGACCACGAGCATCACCGGAAGTAATCTTCCAAAGTTTTGCTTTAGCATCCCAAAATTCAGTACTTGGTTTTAAAGGGTCTGCAGGACCGAGACCATGTTCCTTAATTGTCTCAAGATGATTCTTGATATTAAGATTGTTGTTTTGCAATGCCATAGGGCAATTATCGAGTAGGTGTGCGTCTTTCATTAGTATGCTGAGATCTCATCTAAAGGTTCATATTCGTCACCTTCTTCATCGCTGAAGTAAGTTGTGACGGCTAGTTGGTCAATATAACTTAAAGCGTCAATCAAGTCATCATGCACTTGGGTTGTTGGAAACATTAAGAACTCATCCTTAAAGTCCGACCAATCTTCATCTTCGTTTAAGGTTACTTTCTTATTCTCAAAGCGACCTTGTAAAGCCCATATAACTCGTTCTGTTTTCTTCTTGTTACCATGCGTTAAGTCTTGGATGTGACAGTACACATTATTAGACCTCATCAGATCGCTTAGATAGGGCAACACAGCGTTCTTAAGACTTCCTCGCTCTATCCCTACAGCGATAGGTTTAAATGCCGCTATGTTCTTTAAAATCAGTCTAGCGGTCTCTTTGATATCCCAACGACCTGTTTCAATCTTGTGAACAAACCATTCACCTGTGTCATCAACTTTGACAACAGCAATAGCGGTTTTATCAAGACGTTTCTTACGCTCTGCTGAATTATTGATGTTTTCAAATCCAGCCAAATCGATTGCAATGTAGTAAGATCCTTGTGTAGGCTCAGATCCGTATTGTAACCAATCTTCTTTAAATACGTCAGTACCTGCGTTATCGAAGGAGGCTTCATACTCTTGCTTAAACGAAAAAGAACTGAGAGTTTTTCTAGCACCTTCGATCTCGTCAGGATCAATAAGAGGATTATCTTTCGTGGTAAAGTGCCAAGACTTCCAATCAGGGTCGTTTTGAGCCAACCCAAAATTGTACATATCATAAAACCAATTTCTACCTTTAGGAGTGCCAATAAATAAAGCATTTCCTTTTTTATCTGATAAACTTGCACGTAGTACCTTCTCCCATGTTTCTGATTTTATATCGGCTACCTCATCGAGGACCAAATAAGTAAGGCTAACACCACGAAGAGTGTCAGGTCGGTCGCTTCCACGTACATAAATCTTTGCTCCGTTAACTAATGTTATATCCATGTTATTGACATGGGAAGAAGCAATTACTTCTCTACCTAAGTCCATTAAGACATCCCAAATAATCTGTCTTGCTTGCCCTTGGGTAGGGGCGACATACATTACTGCTGAACCTTTAGGACACTTTAGTCCTTCGACAATTAAGCTGATCGCAGATAGTCTCGATTTACCGCAGCGACGACCAGCAACAATTACCTTGAATCGGCTTTGGTCTTTATAGACCTCCTGCTGCCAAGGCAACAACTCAAAATCAAGCTTCATCTTCGTCCACTACTTCATCGACATAATCAGAAGCAGTTTCTATCTTAGCTTCACCAATACCAGTGATGTTAATCTGAATGGCATTACGTTGACCCTTACTGTCTTTCTCGAATATAGACATTGGTAGGATTCTATCTACAGCCATCTTAAGACAAGCAACTTGTCCGGGATGTCCGTCAGTTTGTCCTATTTCAATAATCTTCTTAATGACGTTCTCGCCACTGGTTCCTAAAAGACGTTGCTTAAATTCAGCAATACGACCAGTATCATTCTTAGGACGCCCTAAAGGAGCTTTAGCATTCTTAATGCTTTCCTTAGTGGGACGACCTAACTTTTTCTTTGGTTTTGCGACAATATCAGACATCAGACCTTTCAGGTTGTTGTTCTTTTTTTGAACAGCCCTACTATACTTTAAAGTTAACTTATAGGAGTATTTCTTTATTAGTGGTTTTACTTAAGTTGTTTTAACTTAGTTAGTTATAACAATATAAGATAAAACACCCTTAGTGCTTTTCTTCTAAGTAAAACATCCTTAGTGTTTTAACGAATAAGATTCTCCTTAGATACTATTATACCACTTCTTTGTCTCTTTGTCAATACCTTTGTCATATTTATTTGTATGTCTTCTCTTAGTAGCCCCTTCGGGGAGCGCACCTAGGGCATCATAGCAGCCCTTCGGGTGGGCATCTCCGACATACTATACCTAGTTCTTTTTAGTCATAACACTACTAT